CGGTCCTAATTTCTTCGAGTGCCGGCGGCCGAGCGGTCTGAAACGGCGCCGCGTCTTCAGCCGGGGCTCGAACTTCGCTTCGATCTTTGCGCGCGCTACCATGTCCAAGCTTGCTCGCCGTGAGGATTGTAGGATTCATCGTTCGTCATACTCGGGCGAGCCGGCGCGTTCGTGACGTTCCGCGGCGGAAGCTGCTGCGCGTAGGTGAGGGCCAGGGCGTCGATGATGTCGGGAGACATGACACCGCGCGCCTTCATGTCCGCCTTGGTCTCAAGGTGAAGCTGCCCCTTGAGCGTGTGGCCGTACTCACGCTGCGTGAGCTGGTCGAACATGTCGTGGCCTAGCTGCGAATTGCGGTCGGGCAGCGCCAGGCCAGAGTCTATAGCGTCGCGCAGGTTCCCCCACATCTCGTCGGACTTGAAGCGATACAGGATGCTGTCGGTCGGCCGGCCGCCGAACTGAACCTCGATCACGTGGTACCCAAGGTGCCGGAGCTGGTCGGCCCATCCGCCGCCGTATCCGCCTGTGCTGTCCACGAAGACGTTGGCTTGGTCGTAGCCGAGATCGCGGAAGCGGTTAATCATCGCGATCACTCGGGCGGCTCCCTGGATCGAATTCAGGCCGCTGTAGCGCTCTGGCTCGAACGATCGAGCATCCTTGCCGATGCGCGGGTAGAGCACGCTCTCGTCATCGCCGAAGCGAGCCACGTCCACGCCGATTGCGAGCGGAGCGTTGTGGTCGCGCACAGCCGCGATGGACATCGCTTTCTCGACCGCCTCGCTGGAGATGAACTGCGCATTGCCGAGGACCGGGAACAGGCCGCGCCAGCGTACGCGGAAGCGGTCGGAATCCTCACCCCACATTTCCGCGTCCTGCGCTATCTTTACCTTGTTGGTGATAGAAACGGCGCGACTGTCTATCGACCGCACGATGTACCGCGCCTTCTCGCGGCCCATACAGTTCTCGTAGAACGCGCCGCTGTTGCGCGTGCCGTTGCCGAAGTCGAACACCATCGGCTCGCCGGACGTGAGCCCGCCTTCGCGAACCTCGAACGGCTTGTTCGGCACGCCCGACGCCTCGTCAAAGATGTAGAAGCTGGTGGAGTTCGGCGCGTGCTGGCCGGCGAACGCTTCCGACTTTTCCTCGCGGCAGGTCTTCGCGTCGCAGCGCCACATGCCCGACCACTCGGGATTCGAGTGCGACATAGTCATGGAGCCGCGGCTCGCGGTGTAGCTGAACCAGTGCCGCGTCAAGCTCATGTAGTGCCACTTGCCAAGCTCGGCCCACGTCTTCGTGCGAAGCTGCTCATCGGTCGTGGCCGTCACCGAGCCCTTGGAGAACGGGCGCGTATCCATGATCCATTTGATGACCCACGCGACGAGGCAGCTCTTGCCAATCTCGTGACCGCTGACGGTGGCGAAGCGCAGCGGGTCTACCGGCGTCCGGCCGTCAAAGCCGCGGCGCCGCACTTCCGCGCCAAGCTCGTCAAGGAACTCGCACGCCCACTGGTCCGGCCCGAACTCGCAGTTGAAACGTTCGCGGTACTCGGGCGCGAGGCGGATAAGCTGAATCGAAGGATCGGTTTCCCAGGGGTAGCTAACAAGCACATGTCGGAGGGGGTCCGCGTAGCAGTCCGCCATCAAGTCGGCGATCTGCTCATCGGGCGTAGCGCGACGGTTCATGGCAGTTATCTCGGAGCCCCCACAGAGATCGTTTTGCAACGAGAGCACTGGTATAAGCCGGCGCGACCGACAGTCTTCCAACTGTCAACGTTGCAGTACCACAGCCACCGGCATGAAAAGAAAACGCACAGCCAGCGCATCACTCAGGCCCTGTGAACGGATCGTGTAGCGTCTGCTGCTCGTCGCCCGGCACGACGATGCGACCGCGCTTCGGTAAGCTGACTTCCGCGGTAGGCGCAGCCGGCGCTTCCTCCCCGATCTCGACCGCCAGCTCAGCTCCGGTGCGCGGATCGCGCGTCATGCCTTCTTCGAGCGCGGCCGTCGAGACGAGCGGCTGCTCCAGCTCCGGCACTTCTCCGGTTGCAGGGTTGACCGGCTGTGTGGCCATACCGCTGGGCAGCGTCGGCAGCTCTATCGGCTCCGGCGCGGCGCTAGCGAACTGCGTGGCGAACGCTGGCATCGAGGGCGCTACGTCATTCAGGAACATGCGCGCGATGTCGCCGCTCCGGCGTTGACCCACCTGGCCCGCCCACTTGCTGTCGAGCGCTTCGGCAGACGCCTTCTGGAAATCCCCGGCTTCTAGCGCGCCGAGCATCTTGCGGAAGCCCAGCAGGTCCTCGGTGCCGAGGTTGAAGGCCATGTTCAGGACCGCCCTCTGGCGGGTGTCGCTGAGATCGCGCCACCACGGCAGGCGCTTGTCCAGCTCGCGCTCGGTCTCGATCCGGTCGTTGTTCAGGAGGTAGTAGGTTTCCTCGTCGCTCAGGCCGTCGCGGTACAGGTCTCGCTCGCCCAGGTCAGGGCGGTTCTGCCGCAGCAGCTCCTGCTCGCCTTCGGTCAGCGGGCGCGCATTCAGGTTGCGGCCTATGCCGATCGTCGGATGGCCCTTCGCCTTCTCGCCGGGTTGCAGGCGCTTGCCGGTCGCGTCGTCGTAGACGTGGTTTCTCTTTCCCTCGTCCCGCTCCATCTCGGCAAGCCAACGCTCAAGATCGTATGCCATAGCGTCAGAACCCCGGATTAACGTCGATACGGAAAAGCAGATCAAAACCGCCGCGAGATATAGAATTACGGATCGCATCCATCAGTTACCTCTGTTGCGTAGGTCTTGAGAGAGCCTGTAGGCGGCGCCGGGTGTCAGCGCGTACCGGCCAAGCAACGCGATCGCATTGAGCTGGCCTTGCGTGAAGTTGAAGACGACACCGCGGCTAGTGTGCTCGATCGGTATGAAGTCGGAGCCGTCGCCTTCGTACGATTGCAGCAGTTTCACGTCCGTGTCCGTCAGCTCGCTCATGTCGTTGATTAGGATCGGTTCAGTTGGCATCGACCACCTGCGCTTCGATCACCGGCTGCTTGATCCTGTTGCGGCCGGCTTGCAGGCGCTCGACCAGCGTCAGCTCGCCCTTTAGCGTCAGGCTCTCGTCGTAGAAGCCCAGCATGCGGTTGAGCATGTCGATTGCGCGAAGCTGGTCCTTCTTCGTAATCTTGAATTTCTTGACCGTTTGCGCGTTCTCGCCGCGGCCCTCGACGTAAGTTTCGACGGCCAGCATGTCGATGCGGTTCAGCTCGTGCTCGGTCGCGCCCTTGAAGTTCCAGCGCAGCAAGCCCTCGTGGTCGATCTGAATGAACTTCCCCAGCTCCCCGAACGCGATCTCCTTGAGCTTGGCCACGAGGTCGTCTTTCTCGACGCCGGCTTTCTCTGCCGTCACGTTCTGGCGGCGCGCGATTTCCTGTTGCACAGCCGGGTTGCCGAAGATCGTATGCCGAGAGCGGCGGCTGCTAGCCGCAGTGTCGGAATAGCCGGCGCGCAGCATCGCCTGGCGCTGGTTGCAGTCCTTCATGTACTCATCGATCACGAGCATGTGCGCGCGCGGGATGACCTGGCCCGGCGCTACGTCACTGGTGTTCATTCGCGTCTTCATAGTCCTCGGCTTCTACTTTCTTCGCCTCCGGCCAACGAAGGTGGAGGCCAGGGTCGTAGTCTTCGGGCTTACCGGTGCGACGGGAGAAATTACGAGTGCCGTACCGAAGCTTCCGAAGGCTTCTCTGCTCGGTCCGGTGTCGGTCGTATTCGTCATCCCATCGATCGTCCATCATTCGTAAATTATAAGCGGTATAACAGCAGGAGGGCAAGCGTTTAAATTCCCCGGTTTTTGGTCGTATGGGTTTGGTTTTTTTTTAGGGGGAGCGTTTGTTGGACGGGTGTGAAGCTATAGTTCAGATATGGCTTTCCCCGTGTTGCGAACGATTCTTAATATTTTCTAGGAAGTCGTTTGTGAGGACCCTCCCATCTAGGAGTGGGCAACCACGGACGACGCCGGGGTACCCCAGAAGTCGCTTCCGCCGGCCCTACCCATACGCAAGCCCATGAAATCATTAGCGTATCCACCGCTGTCACGCTTATGCGCGTAACAGTGCGCGTTGCCAGGCTACAGTCACGCTTGCGCGCAACAGAACCCAATGTACGCTAAGCTATTGATACGCAACGCTATCTCATATGCATCAGTGGCTTACGAGCGCTAGCAACCGCACTAGCGCCCCGTTGCGCGCATGCGCGACGGCAGCACGTTATCCCGCCGCGTAGCTGCGCGTATGACCGCATAACTGCGCATAGGCGGCGGTTCGATACATCTGGCGTTATCAAATGGACACAGCGCAATACGGGTAGCGTTATCGATCGCGGCGCCCCGGTTACCTGGCGCTTACGGCGGCGCGCGGCAGTAGCTTTGGTATAGGCCACGGGACAAGTTCTTCCCACGATTCTTTGCCTGCTTGCCCTTGCAACCCACTCACTCCCTACGGCATATATTCGTAAGAAGATATATGCCTAAGGGAGGGTGTGGTATTGCAGTATGGGATTTGTGGTATAACAATACCATTTTGAAAAGCACGCTTGCTAGCCTAGCAACACCAAATACAAGCGCCTTTACAAGCACATAACCCGGAAGTTGCTAACGCCGCTCGACCGCGGCGCCTGATATCTATCAACGGCTGCAACACGTCAAATTGCTCGTTGCTAAAACCGAATCTAGCAACCGCCAGCAACTCAAAACTCGCGCTTTGCTTCTCGCTATAACCCATTGGAACAGCCAATTACACGTGCAATACCAATGATATATTTCGCGGATCAAATTCCTAAAAGTGTTGCACTACAACATAAATAGGAATAAAAGTTGCTAACTGGCCTATCAGCAACTGTAGAACACTGTAATCATTAGATAAATGCCGTTAGGAATATAAGCATAGACAACCGGGTTGCAGACTTTAGGCGACTATCAACCGCTAGATAGCCAATATAGGAATAAAAAGCTATATTATCGTGGCGCCGCGGAAGAGAAATATGCTAAAGCATTGACATGCCGCGCAACACCTTGGCCCCACGCGATAAAAAAGTTGCTAATATAACCGTTATACCACTTGACCTGGGAAACGGATTTATGCGATAAAGCGTGACAGCTTGAAACGAGGGAGTTTCAAATGAACGTTTTCAATAAACACCAAATCAAGATTGCCAAAGCAACGTTGCGCATGTCTGACGCTGGCGCCCTGATTATGGGTGGCATGACGAAAGAACAAGCTCGCGACGTGCTCAAGCGCTTGGCCAAGATGACTGACGCGCAAATCGCGAAAATCGAGGGAGTCTGATATGAGCCAAGCATACAAGGTCGAGCCGGTCCGGCACATGAGCGGCGCCGTGGTCGGGTATAACGTGATCCATCGCGAAACGCGCGAAGTCCGGTACGATTGCCGGTCGCGTGATTATGCCGATTGGTGTTGCCAAGCGCTCAATCGCTGGAACAACAGCTAACACGGGAGCTACGCAAATGGCATTCGTCAAATATCGCTTCACGTCGAAGAACAACGGCAATACGGCCGGTCTAGTGCTCGACACGAGCAAGCATAAGCGCACGAGCATTACAGAATTGTCTCGCGCTTTCCCTTATTCCGAGTCGGCGAAAATGGAGCGCTTGGAAATCTCTCTCGAATACGAGACTTGGGAAGAGGCGTTCCACCACGAGTTTGAGTAAGAGCAACAGCTAACACGGGAGTTACATAAATGACATTCAAACATATCGGAAGCGTGTCGAGCGGAACACTGCGGAGCGAGGATTTGCTGCCCGCATTCGCTGACTTGCTTGAAATGATTTGCGACGAAAACCCACGGCCGGCGGATGCACAGCCGGATGTTATCTACATGGGTTGTGACAGCGACGCGCACCGTAATTTGATCGATGAGGCGCGCGCGGTCGATACAGACAATGATTCAGTAATCGTTGGAGACCTTCTCGACGCGCTTACCGAGTTTGCGCCCGACTACTTCTACTTCGGTGCGCATCCGAGCGATGGCGCGGATTTTGGATTCTGGCTGCACGAAGACTGGCAGCAGATGATGGAGGATGACTGCGTGGTTATCGTCGCTGACTTAAGCCATGCGCCGGAAACACCTTGGGAAGGCTCAATTGCCGTGGTCACGGATCATGGCAACGTGAGCTACGGGTATGTGGAGGGTGGCGAGTTTGTCGAGATATGGAGCGTTGTCTAACTAAACGCAGCTAGCACGGGAGTACGGGAAATGGCGTTCAAAGTGGGCGACACAGTTTACTTGAAAGCCGCGGATAGCGTCTTTGACGCGTGCAGCAATAGATATGTTGCCCGCGCACGATCCGGCCCGCTTATGGTCGAAAATGTTTATGTATGCGGAAATCATTGGCGCGTCAAAGCGTCAATTCCGGGGTCAACGTACGGCTATTATGACTCGGCCATGGATTCTTTCGAGTTGGCATGAAACAGGAGTAACACAAATGATTGCGCATATCACTAAAGCTTACACATGCCGTTATCGAGACAACGGACAGCACACAGCTTACGTCGAGTGGGTTGATCATCGGGGATGTACGGGCCGCACTGAGGCGCCGGTTCTTCGGTCATCCGGTACGCTAGCCGAAGTCTACGGGCTTCATATGGGTGCGCTCATGGCGCGAGCTATCTGCACCGGACACGCGCCCACGCATGAGAAGTGGTGATCTACGTGACTGGCGACTACTCAACCTTAGGGAGCTTAACATGGCATACGTCCACTTCGATCAAAACTATGCACCGTGCGCGTTCCTGATCGTGAAAGATGGCGGAAACCCGCGCGACGATAGCGACTCCATCCTAATCCAAACCGATTGGGACTGGCCTAGCGTAGCGTCGCGTATGGGTTTCGTACCGTGCGAGTGCGGCGCCACGGATGGTACAGTCGATTGCGAGCACAGATACGCAATAGACATGATAGAGGCTGCGATCGAGCATGTCAGAGCGCACGAAGGCGAGAGTTTCCCTTGCCTTGACGAGTATTTCCCAGAACAGGAGTAACGCAAATGCCTGAGTTCATTCTTGATACTGGCGGATGCGAGCGATTCGCTGCGCTGGATGATTTCACGCAAGGCTACATCGAAGCCATGTTCTTTACAGATACGGGAACGGGCGATGATGAGGAATTAGAGCACGCTACCGTAGCGGAGTTTGCGCCGGGCGAGCTGGCGCGCATCGCCGAAGATTGCGTGGCGTGGCAGAAATCGCACGAAGAACTACTCGACGATGCATTCTACGCGGGCTTGGAAAACGGTAGCGCATATGAGCCTATCCAAGCTGGTCGAGACTATTGGTTCTCTCGTAATGGCCACGGTGTTGGCTTCTGGGATCGCGGCCTCGGCGATGTAGGTGACAAACTGCACGCCGCTTGCAAATACAGTGAGCGGTACTTGTGCCGTGGCGATGATGGATTGCTTTACCTGGGATAAGGAGTGCACGCAAATGGACACCTACAAAATCGTCCGAATGTACTTTCGCGGCGGTCGGCGCACGATCGATACTGGCATGACCTTGGGGGAAGCCAAGGCGCATTGCGGTAATCCTGAGACGTCTAGCAGGACCGCGACCAGTGCAGCCGCACGGGCGCGCACGCGCAAGATGGGTGATTGGTTCGACGGATTTGAAAGGGAGTAACGCAAATGAAGGTCAAATCACTTGGCGCTAACAAAACGGAAATACAATTCTCGGATGGCCGTTGCGTGCTCGTAAGCTACGAAACTCCGGTTGCGGCATTCGTGCCAGGTCGCGGATGGTTACGTAGTGGTAAGCGGTACAGCGTCACTACGTCAAAGCACGTCAACATGTGGGTCCGTGATAACGGCGGATATCCGGCTCTTGTTGTGCCGCAGGAAGAAATCGACGCGATTATGAACGGGAGTAACGCAAATGACACCTTTTGAGCTTGGATGGAATGATGGCGCGATCGAGCGCAAGCATGCTACGCCGCGCGAGGCGCAGCAACGCTACCCGCACATGAGCGGCGAACAGATCGTAGAATACCTCAACGGCCGTGACGATGGTGTGTCGGGAGACTACTGGCGCATGGCCAAGGTCAGGAAACAGCAAGCGGAGTTATGGGCGTGAAATACACTCCAGATATGATCCAGCCTTACGGCCTAGTGCCGTATGCGGTCTACGGCGGTATCGTCTATTCGTTCAAATGCCCCGCCGCTACGGGCGACAAGGTTTTCGACGCAGCATTGATTGACGAGATATTCATTCGCGCAATGCTCAAGCTGGAGTCCGAGCAATGCGAGTCAAAATGAATCAGCTCGTGCGCTGGGGTGACGGCACGATTGCCACGCCACGCGATATGCTCGACACCGGCCGCGCTACCGTGCGCAAGGTCGAACGGTTCCAGGCGACAAGCAAGAGCACACCTAGACGAGCAACGTTCGTTGACGTGATAGGCACACAATGCGGCGTGGAAGTGTCGGGCTATGTTGAAACCTGATAACTACCGCTTCGCTCTGCGCTGGATCGCCCGCAATACCGATTGCGAGTGGCTGGCCAATCCAGCGCAGGAGCTGCCGGCGCCGGCCGCGCTGGTGGCGGATTTGTTTTGCCTGTCGGCTGATACCGTGCGGCGTGACTTAACGAGTATGAGCAAAGGAGAAATCGTATCATGAAAGCATGGCATTTTGTTTCCAATAAGTTACGTGATGGCCGTCCCGTTCCCACGGATGGTGTGAAGCTGGCTTTCGATGGTAAACCGATCTTATGCAAACAAGGCTTGCACGCGAGCGTCAGATTGCTTGACGCTTTGCAGTACGCGCCCGGTCATACGATTTGCCGCGTCGAGATTGGAGGGCAAATTGTCAGGGGTGATGATAAGCTGGTCGCAACAGAGCGTACGATCTTATGGCGTATCGACGCAGAATCGATCTTGCGCAAGTTCGCACGGCAATGTACGCTTGACGTGATCCACTTTTGGGATGCGCCGGCCGTCGTAGTGGAATATCTCAAAACCGGCAAAGAAGAACTACGGACTGCCGCTCGGGCTGCCGCTCGGGCTGCCGCTCTGGCTGCCGCTGCCGCTCGGGCTGCCGCTCTGGCTGCCGCTGCCGCTCGGGCTGCCGCTCGGGCTGCCGCTCGGGATGCCGCTTGGAATGCCGCTCGGGATGCCGCTCGGGATGCCGCTCGGGCTGCCGCTTGGAATGCCGCTTGGAATGCCGCTCGGGATGCCGCTCGGGCTGCCGCTCGGGATGCCGCTTGGAATGCCGCTTGGAATGCCGCTCGGGATGCCGCTCGGGATGCCGCTCGGGCTGCCGCTCGGGAAAAGCAAAACAGGCGCCTTGTGCGGATGGTGATGGCTGCGCGCATGGAACAGACATGACGATTAATGAGTACGAAATTAGTCCTATCACTCTGCGCTGGCATAGACGCAGCTCCGGCCAATGGCTGCTGAAAGCCGATGACGGTACCATATGGGCGGCCGTGACACGCTGGCGAGATGGGCCGCCTAGGTACTACAAAGGCAAGTTCGTTTCCGTGCCGGAGCTGTGTGGCAAAGCATTGCGGGCGCGTTGCGCGTGGTGGACTACCGGTGCGACCGTGGCTAGAGTTAAGCGCCATATCGAAAGCGATCTTTATGCGTGCTCGCACGCGGATTTCAGAATCGAGTAGCCCTTTATCCATGCTTCACCAATCAAAATTCAATTTCGGCTTTATAATGACGGCAATCGCCCCGGACTTGTCGCTCCCGTTTCTTATTGCCGTCATTGGAATCCCATGCTAGAAATGGCAAAATCCCTGGCGGAAAGGAACTAGTGCAATGTTTAAGCTTGAGATCGTTCACACAGAAAACGCCGCTTTCGAGGACAACCGAGGCTATGAGATCGCGCGCATCCTGCGGGACGCGGCCGACAAGATCGAAACCGGCACATCCGAAGGCGCCTTGTTCGACTACAACGGAAATCGCGTCGGCGCATTCGAGCTAGAGGACTTAGACGAATGACGCGCATCAAGCGAATCGACAATGTGCTGACCGGCCAAGGCGTCGAGAAAGAACCGGGGCCTATGACCACAATGGAAGTGGAGAGTCGCAGACGGGCTTATCTGCCGACCGCTGAAGCTGACCGCCGCGACCGCATCGCCGAAAGCATCGCCCATGCCCTGATGCTGGCCGACGCCATGCAACGGGTTGCCCTGGACGAATACGACCGCATGCCGCCGGATAGCCCATTATGTAATGCGATGAGCGAGTCCCAGGCTGGCATTGAGAACACGGTGGCGGAGCTGCACGTCGCGTGCCGGCAGATCGAGAATGGCAGGTACGAATTTGTCGACCCGCAGCGCAATGCAGGCGTCGCCATGATGAACGGACTCAATGCGCTTATCACGGGGGAGAAGTAGATGGGCGGGAGAGACGACTGGAAAGAAGGCCCTTGGTATGTCTCGTCACGAGAGGGCTGGGGCAACCCAGACTACTGTGCCGTGCTTTGTAAGGCAACGGACAAGAACGGCGATGAAGTGACGGTGCTCATTGCCGAGAATCAAACACGCGAAACGGCGGAGCGGGTTGTCCGTGCAGTTAACAACAGCGCCGCTGCCCTGGAATCCGATGTCATCGCCGTTGTGCGGGAGGCGCTGCGATCCATAGTCGGCTGGCGGGAGTTACGCAGCGGCATGGAATTTCCTGTCGAGCGCATTGAAGAAATAGCGAGCGCCGCCCTGGCGCTGCTCGCTACCGATAAGGAGGAATGAGGGATGCCAATCGCAGTAACGCTGTCAAAGACCATCACCAATCTGGAAATAGCGGATGCCTTTGTGGGCGCGTCCGAACAGGACCAGTGCGAAATTCTGTGCGAGATGGTCGAAAACATTCGCGGTTGGTCGAGCACATTCTCATGGCCGATGCAGTGCCGCTTTATTACAGACAAGCTCGGGGATGACCCGCGGCGACCCAAAATCATCCAGATGCTCCGCGATCTGCTGGACCACCTGGAGGACAAGCCATGAACCCCTGGACGAACAAGCGAACGTCTCTCGGCATGTGCATAGCGGCTGCCGTGGCGATAGCGGTGGGGCTGTTTTTGGTGGGAGGCCGAGCACATGGCCGGGACGATGTATTCAGTACTCGAATCGCTGTGGAAGCTGCGCGCTAAAACAAACTGGTATGACTGATGACCCCTAACCCACGACAGGAACGCTGCACATGATGCCTTACGAGAATGCCACCAGCGGCCAAGCTGCGCGGGCGGAGATAACGAAAACACTCCAGCGGTTCGGGTGCGATAGCGTCGGCTTTATGGATGAGTTCCATGACCGAGTCGTGTTGCTGGCATTCACGCACCGTGGCCGGAACGTGCAGCTCCGGGCGAGCGCGAAGGGCTGGGCCGCCGCTTGGCTGAAGGACAACCCGTACACCAGCCGTCGACGCGCTACCCGGCAGGAATGGGAAGAGCGTGCGATCCGCCAGGGCATGGTGGCTGTGAATTCGATCCTCCGGGACTGGGTGAAGGGCCAGGTTACCGCCGTCGAATGCGGCATGCTCTCGTTCGAGCACGTCTTTGTGCCGTACATGCTCAGCGCCGACGGCAAGCCAATGATCGAGCACATGCAGAAGATGCTGCCTGCGCCGCAATGCGACGCTTGACTACCCAACCCCCACCGGAGGCGTGAGATGCTCTATGCGCAAGTGAAGTCGGGACGTGACGGTGAACTACTGGACAGACTGACGACGGACCCGGTTCTCAAGGTGCTGAGGGCGGTGGACGAGCGGCTGGCGACGGAAGACGACTGGTGCCAGGACGTTGAGCGCATCGACAACAGTGTGTGCCTGTGGGGTGCCTACGACGATGTCAGTAGGTATGCTGAATATGGCCGGTTTGCGCGGGCGCTCGGTTTCAACGAAATCGAGGATGTTGCAGAGTGGAATGACGCCCATGGGCGCACCTTCCCCGAGGTCAAGGCCCTCTTCGCCCGCGCCATCTCCAAGCGCATGGCAGAGCTGGAGAGGCAGGATGTCTGAGAGCCGGGACGGCTGGAAGGAAACGACGGATGCGCTGGCAAGCTGTCAAGCCGAACTCACCCGCCTGCAAGCCGCCCTCGACGCGGCTGAGGCAAGCAGACAGCATTTACAGTCTCGTGTAGAAGGGCAAGCTGCTGAAATAGCTGCCTGGAAGCAGCAGTGTCGCGCGGCCGGTGACAAGATCAGGGCGGCTGAGAAGCGGGCGGGGGAAGCGGAACTTAACGACAGCAAACTCCGAGAGGGCATGGCAGAGCTACAGCAAGTGTGGGCAACAGAAAAACTACGTGCAGAAGCCGCCGAGCGCGCCCTTGCCGCCGCCCAGGCAGAGAATAAGAGATTGTTGAAACAAACCCCGCTGGAAATGTTCAACCTTGAAAACGCGCGAGAAGATGTCGCGGCTTGGGATGGTCCGGAAGGCTTATACACTGAAGAAATGGTAGATAGTCTACTTTTCGCAGCAGAGAAAGACTTTGAAATACTAAAGGGTCAGATTAGGTGGCTTGAGCGCAACAGCGTGCTTAGAAATCCAGCGCAACAAACAATTTACGACCGCATCCAAGCTGCTGAACATAGGCTTGCCGACGCCAATGCGAAGTTAGACAATTTACACGAAAGTGCGCTGTCGATTAGTAGAACCTGCTTTAAAGCGATAGCCGCCAAGGACACAGCGGAGGCGCGGGTGGTGGCGCTGGAGCGGCAAATGCTTTCCCGTGACTTGTGGATCGTGGCTCACGACCTATGGCACGATTTCGTGTCAGACGTTGCAGAATATGATGACAAAGCTCGTGCCGCCCTCCAGGCGAGCAGGAAAAGTAGTAGTGGCTGACGATTTCGACCTGATCGCCAGTCGCGCGACCAAGCCATTCTTCTACTGCGTCGACTGCTCGCTAGAGAAAGATGATTCCGAATTTTATCGGCGCGGAAACGGGAGCCGGTACAACTATTGTAAGTCGTGCTCGTCAGCCCGCGTGTCTTCTTGGCGCAAAGCAAATCCGCTGCGAAACCGGCAAAACATACGATCGTGGACGCTCGCAAACCCAGAAAAATCTATGATTATTCGCGCGAGAAATCATGCGCGGCAGCGAGGGATCGAGTTTTCTATTTCCGCCGAAGATTTGGCCATTCCAGTATGCTGCCCTATTCTAGGGACGAAACTTGAGTGGGGCTCTGCTAACAAGAGCAATACGCCGTCTATAGACCGGATCGACAGCCGATTTGGATATACCAAGGGGAACGTACAAATCATAAGTTGGCGGGCTAATGATCTAAAAGGAGATGCGTCGCTGATGGAGCTGCTATTTCTTGGAATATGGGCGGAAAAGCAGGTAGCGACATGAGTGAAGATTTTGACTTATTAGCTAGCCGAGCGATTGCGCCGTTTTTTTATCGAGCGCCCCATCCGGCGGTAGTCATGCCGTACAACTATCAATTGGCTGGAGTCGAATATGCCCTCGCGCGCGACCATTGCCTGATTGGAGACGCCCCTGGCCTCGGCAAGACCGCGCAAGCGATCATGGTCAGCAACGGCATCAAGGCTGAGCATACGCTAGTCGTATGCCCTGCGTCTCTGCGCCTCAATTGGGAGCGGGAAATCTGGCGCTGGTCTACCATCCCCGGCGTAACGACTTACCCGATTTTGAAAGCCAAGGATGGTGTCAGCCTCGAAGCGAATTACGTCATCATCAGCTACGATCTTCTGCGCAACGCCAGCATTCTTGACGCAATCTTGAGCTGCACCTGGGATCATCTGATACTGGACGAGGCACATTACATCAAGGAGCCGAAGGGCAACACGCGCACGCGTCCGATTTGCGCGCCCGACTGCCTGCCGTCTGTCGTCGGCCGGATCACGATGGCCTCGGGCACGATCCTGCCGAACCAGCCGATCGAGTGCTACAACGCCGTGCGGCTCCTGAATTGGAAAGCCATCGACCAGATGAGCCTTGCCGATTTTCGGGAATACTACTACGACTTTGGCGAGGGCTTCATTACGCGGTTCGACAGGAAAACGAAAAAGTTCAAGCGCGAGTGGTCGGATCACGTTCGCAATGTCCCGCGGCGCATGGAAGACCTGCAACACCGCTTGCGCAAACACGTGATGGTGCGAAGACTCAAAGAAGAGGTTCTCCACGAACTCCCGCCCTTGCGCTGGCATCTGGCCCCGATGGCGATGACGAGCGGGATCAAGAGTGCGCTCGATCATCCAGGCTGGGCGGTCGCGTCCAAGCTGTATGAGCTGGACCCCGGATCGTTCGATACGTCGGTTTCGATCGACGGCGCGGTATCGACGGCGCGGCGGCTGCTGGGCGAGGCCAAGGCGCCGGAGATCGCCGGCTACATCCTCGATATGCTTGAGAGCGGCGTGGAGAAGCTGGTCGTGGCCGCCTGGCATCGCAGCACCCTCGATATCCTGCGCGAGGCCCTGGAGCCTTATGGGCTCTCCTACATGGACGGCAGCTCGACGCCGAAGCGCCGGCAATCGGCGGTAGACGCATTCCAGACCGATCCGAAGATTAGAATCATTCTAGGCCAGACGCAGACGATCGGCGAGGGCTGGACGCTCACTAAGGCGCAGGACATCGTTCTGGCCGAGCCCGACTGGACGCCCGGCCGCAATCAGCAGGTAGCAGACCGCATCCATCGTATTGGCCAGCAGGGCGAGAGCATCCAGGCGCATGTGCCAGTCGTGCCCGGAACGCTCGATGAGCGGATCGTTGGCCGGGCCATCGAGAAAGACAGAGCCATATTCTGCGCCCTCGATAAGCCATTAACCACAGATTTTCGTTGACGAGCCGAAAGTATAGGCGGTATAACGTCCGTACTTTCAATTACGCGACAGCGAACAGGAGTAGCTGCTACATGAACCTTACCTACTTTTCAGCAACGCGACAGGACGACGGCTCGACAAGCGTCACTTTGTCGGTGAAAGTGCCGCGCGGTGCGAGCTTCGATCTCGGCGTCGTCAATCGCGCTATTGCGCTTCTCGATAGCGGCGGCGACATGCCGGATGCGCCTGCAAACCCTACCACTGGCGCCAACACTGGTTCTGCCGCACCTGCGGCTACATCCCGTCGGGGCCGGCGAGCGAAGGCCCAAGACGATGCACCGACGACGGCCGATGCGACATCCCATACTGAGGCTGGGGCAAGCCCTACGACGGGCCGCCGGAGTCGTCGTTCCGGTGCTACGCCTGCGGCGGACGCTGGAGCCTCACCGGCGGCCACTGCCTCGACTGCGGAAACGAAATCCCCTTCTGAGCCGGAGCCGGCCAAGGAGCCCGTTCGCCGTCGTCGTGCGCAGCCGGAGGAACCGGCGGGCATCAGCGATGCGGACGTTGCCAAGGCGGCCAGTGAAGCCGCCCGCGTGCTCGGCAACCCGGAAGAAGTCATGTCGATCCTCGGCGAGTTCGGTGTGACCGAGACGAGCGCTCTGCCGCAAGACGTGCGTCAGGAGTTCCTCGACATCTGCAACGTCGAGATCGAGAAGCAGGGCTGACACATGACTGAGATAAAGCCGTTTCGCGTGTATCTCAAACGCACCGTCGAGCAGCGAGCGCTGGTGACGGTGTTGGCGAAAGACGCGGAAGCAGCATGCGAGGCGGCAGTTTCTCAACAGGACGTTGGCAACTTCGTGACGATCGATGACACGATCAATGGCGACGTAGCAGACGTGGAGGAAGTGTTTTGAGCCAGCATTCGCCCCTCGGTGCATCCGGCGCAGAGCGCTGGATCAACTGCCCCGGCTCGGTGTCGCTCAGCGCCGGGATCACGGACAAGGACGACAACGAGTTTTCCGGTCCCGGCTTGGCTGCGCACTCGCTCGCTGCCAACTACCTAAAACCCGGCGCAGGAGAGCCCTGGCAGCACATAGGCCAGAAGATACACGGGCACGAGTTCGTCGCCGACAAAGAGATGGCCGATGCGGTGCAAGTCTATCTCTCGGCCATTCGCGAGAAGCACCCCGAGCGCAACCAAGGCAACAGTTGGATCGAGCGGCACTTCGCCTGCCCGACGATCCACAAATACTTCTACGGCACGGCCGACTTCGTACACGTGACTTACGGGCCAAATGTCTTGCCTGACGGAGAGTACGAGGGTGTGCTGCACGTATGGGATTTCAAGTATGGCGTCGGGATCGTGGTCGAGGTAGAGCGTAATCCGCAGCTCATGTACTACGCCTGCGGAGCCCTCGAAGACCTGATGCTCTGGGACACGGTCGATAAGGTCGTGCTGCATATTTGCCAGCCGCGCGCCGTCCATTCCTCTGGCCCCGTGCGCTCGTGGGAAGTTTCGACCGACGAGCTGGCGCCCTGGCTCGAAGACGAACTGATACCGGCGATGGATCGCGCGCTTGTGTCGCGTGAGACCGCCAGCGGCGAGCAATGCCGGTTCTGCCCGGTGCGCCGCTACGCATGCCCACAACACCAGAAAGATGCAGAGGAAGCGGAGAAGCTGATGAAAGAAATCGAAAACGGTGGCGTCGAGAAGCTGTCCAACGATCAGGTATCGCGCTTTCTCGATCTGCTGGACGTGATGAAGATCGCCGGCAAGGCGGCGGCCGAGACGGCTGTCGCGCGCCTCCAGAGCGGGCAGGAGATACCCGGCCGAAAGCTGGTGAAATCCAAGTCGATCCGCCAGTGGAAGGAAGACGCGGAGCCGGAGCTGAAAGCCGAGTTCGGCCCGCAGGCGTACACCACGCCCGAGCTGAAATCCCCGGCGCAGATCGAGAAGCTGGCCAAGGGCTCGGCGTTCGCCGCCCGATGGGCCTTCAAACCCGACAACGGTTACACGCTCGCGAAGGGCGCGGACACGCGAGCGGCGGTTAACAAGTCCGTACAGAAGCTATTCACGCAGAAAGGAGCATGAGCCACATGAGCAGCCCGAAGACACTAACCATCTCGCACGCGCAGGAGAACCAGCCGTGGACCGTGCCCTATTCCGCGGGCATCGATGTCGCATCCGACAAGTTGGTGCCGCACATTCTCGGCACTCATACCGTCCTGCATGCGACCAAGTCGATCGGCAAGATGGCGACGGTATTTGAAGCGTTGGATCACAGCCGCTCTGTCGGAAATCACGGGGAGAGCGAGCAGTTGACCGCGGAGCATCGAGAGATGATTCGGGCGATGTCGGCTGATTTGCTGACCGCCGCGTTGCGTTTCGCAAACCTCTACAAGTTCGACTTGGCTACGGCATTGGTCGAGAGAGTGGAAGAAAAGAACAACGTAAAACTTGGGCCTTGGTAGGCTCGTAACAAACGAAATCTTAACCGAGTTAGCAAGGGAGCATGAGCCACATGGCGCAGAATCAGAAGAAGGAACCCGCGGAAGTCATCTTGCTTCCGGTCGGGCGTCTCATCAACGAGTCGCTGTTCGAGCTGGATACGTACGAGTGGAACGGCAAGACGGTCGAGCCCGGCTACACGGCCGAGCTGGCGTTCGATCCGGGCGCGCTCGAAGACATCGAGAACAAGCTCGCCGACGCGGCGGCTGCCGAATGGAGCGAGAGCGCGTATGCCGAGTACGACAACGGGCAGATCGTCGTTCCGATCAAGAGCGGCGACGACATGGCTCGCAAGCGCGAGGCTAACGGCAAGGCCGGCGATGCCTACAAGGGTAAAGACGTGATCCGTGCTAACACGCAGTTCAACAAGTTCGGACAATCGATGGCTCCCGGCGGCGTCGCGGTCTACGGCCCTGACGCGCAGGAGATCACGATCCAGAACCGCCAGGACATCTACTCCGGCTGTTTCGGCCAGGCGGCGGTCACGATCGCCACGTACCTGACGAACGACGGCAAGCGCGCTCTCAAGTTCTACCTCTGCGGTTTCCAGAAGACCGCGGACGGCGAGAAGCTGGTCAGCCCGCGCGATCTCTCGACGGTGTTCAAGCCGGTCGGCCGCACCGAAGGCGCACCCGTTACGCGCCGTCGTCGGGCCGGGTAACAAGTCCCGTTCAGTGGGCTTAGATGATGCTGGACGGCTACGGTGACGACAGACCCGTAAGGGCGAGCCCAGAGAACCGTAGCTCCAAGCTGGTACGGAGATTGGTCAACGGTAGACCGGAGAGCCAGCAACCGTGACAGCCGGGAGAGACCGGCACTTATAGGAGGAAAATGTCGTGGAAACGCTGAAAACTCTCCGATCAAAAGCGACGTATTCGTGGCGTGGCGCGATATATCAGCGCACTCATACAGATGACGGCTGCAAAACTGAGCAAGTTGCGAGTGTGTACCGAAAAGAGTTGCTGCCGATGTTTGAAGCCGCACCAGATTTGCTGGAAACGCTGAAATCGGCAGTTACAGAAACAAAGCGGACCCACGATGCTGTCGGGCATCCGCTTAACCCGCCGTTGCCAAAGTGGGTTGGTCGCGCGGAAGCAGCCATCGCTAAGGCCACGTGCATTGTTCCCGCTGGAGTCGAGCCGGGATGACCCCCGCGCAAGCACTTGAAGCCGCCACCGTGGCCCTGCTGGAGCTGCGCAAGCAAGAGCCGGAGGGCGTCGAGACCAATATCAGTCTCAAGGGTAATCGCTTGACAACCACCAAGCGGACGTATCTGGAGCAGGCTCGCGAGGAAGCCAAGGCAGTGCTCGAAGCGGCGGTGCCGGGGTTTTTGCAGGGCGCGATGGTATTGCGCCCGCACGAGTACGGGGATTTCGATTGATGGCGCGGGCGGTTGTCACGGCGGCGATTGCGCTGGCGCAGTACCTCGCCGCGCGGTATGCGCTGATGGTGCTGGCGCTTTCAGGGAGTGGGGTAGCATGAGCAAAGAACTTTCCATTAGTGTCTGCACGTACAAAGACGGAACTTTTGAAGTTATCCTAAAAGATTCCGTCACTCTCGAAGAAGTTACGCTCAGCGGGAAACAAGATGTTTCCGACGATGAGCTGGATTTCCTGAACGGTAGGGCGCCGGCTTGCGTATTCACTCGGTACATTCGGCTGTAGGCATGAAGAAGTACGGTGCCCTCTTGCTCGATCCGCCGTGGCATTTCCGCACGTTCTCGGGCGCAACGGCGGTGCCTGGCCGGACAGGCGTTGATCCGTACCCGACGATGACGTATGCGCAGCTTGAGGTTCTTCCGGTGCCGGCGCTCGCGGCCAAGGATTGTGCGCTGTTCTTGTGGGTCGTGGATTCGCATCTGGAGGACTCGCTGGACCTGATCTATCGCTGGGGCTTCAAGTTCAAGACGATCGCTTTCATCTGGAAAAAGCCATCGATCGGGATGGGCTACTGGACGCGCAAGCAGGCTGAAATCTGTTTGCTGGCCACCAAGGGCAAGCCGCCGCGGCTAGACAAGGGCGTGCGCCAGATCATCGAAGCGCCGCGGCGCGAGCACTCTCGCAAGCCGGACGAGCAATACGAGCGCATCGAGCGCTTGGTCAACGGCCCCTACATAGAGCTTTTTGCGCGGCAGCAGTGGCCGGGCTGGGACACTTGGGGTAACGAGACGGACAAGTTCACAGCGGAGGCAGCATGACTCGACGCAGCTCATTCACGCGGCATCTGAACGCCAGCCAGAAAGCGAAACGCCATTGGTCGTTGCAGCGCGCGCTCGGCCATTGGATACCGGAGATCGACAAGACGACAGGTAAGCCCGCGAGCCCTCGGCCGGCGGGTTCGTACCGCGGGGCGCGTCGGAATGCCCTACGGCAGAAGCCTATGACGACGGCGGATGTAGCGAGGGCAGCATGAGCTACATCACACGGTATATGCCAGGAACGACTTATCCTCCGGGGCAAATCGACTGGAGCAATCCACCAGTCCGTGTGACACCGGAAACTGCGACAATTCCAGAGTTAATGGAGTTTGTTTTGCTGAGGCTGGCGTTCCTGAAAATGAGTGTGCGCCACTACAATCGAAAGATAGCGAGGGCGGCGTGACTGTCTACGTCGATGACATGGCCGCCAAGTACGGTCGGATGATTATGTACCACATGATCGCTGACACGCACGAAGAACTGATGGAGATGGCAGACCGTATCGGCGTGCAGCGGAAGTGGCTGCAATATCCCGGCCACCACAGAGAACATTTTGACATCTCTAAAGGCCGACGCGCGTTGGCGGTTCAAGCGGGCGCCGTCGAGATCACGCGGCGAGAGCTGGCGATGAAAGCGTATGAGCGACGCAAAGATTTTGGCACTTTATACTTCAAGAAAGCGGAGGCAGCATGAGCGACAAGCTAAAGACCCTTATGAGTAAATGCGAATGCAGCGTTTATCTAAGGATAAATGACCATCGCAATATTTACAAAAGCGCTATTGAAGCGCTTGAAGAAGCGCAGCATTACGAATGCCCGCCGGAAATTGATAGCGCAGTGCGGCAACGAATGATCGAAACCAATACGATCATTGAGCTGCAATTTTATCCGCATACACCAATCAGCAGCTATGATATTTGGCATTACGATTTAGACGCCGCGCTCGACATAGCGCTGTCGTGTTTCGACTAGCATCGTGACCGTCACAATCGACTTCGAGACTCGTTCGGAAGCCGACTTGCAGAAGTGCGGGACATGGAGCTATTCAGAGCACCCGTCTACGGACTTGATTTGCGTCTGCTGGGGTATAGACGACAAGCCGATAGAGACTTGGTGGCCCGCCAACGCTGACGGACGCGGGCGCCCGGAAACTGACGTACCGATGGCGCACGGTATGCCGAAGTCGCTCTACATGGCGATGATGACCGGGCACACGGTCGAGGCCCACAACGTTGCATTCGAGAAATCGATCTGGACGAACGTGCTGGCCAAGAAGTACGGCTGGCTGCTGCCATACGAGCACGCTTGGCGTGACACAATGGCGGTCGCTTGTTACTACTCCATGCCCGGCGCGCTCGACAAGCTGGCGCGCTCGCTCGGCTTCGAGTCCAAGGACAGCGAGGGCTCGCGTCTGATTACTCGCTATTCCAAGCTCTACCTCAAGACCGCGCAGCGTCAGATACCGGAAGCAGATTTCGAGAAGTTTCTCGCATACTGCAAGCAGGACGTACGGATCGAGCAAAGCGTCAGCGACTTCCTCGGCGATCTGCCGGAGCGCGAGCTGCCTATCTTCCTGCTGGACCAGCGCATCAACAAGCGCGGGCTGTACCTCGATCAAACCGGCATCGATCACGCGATTGCGGTCGTGGACCAGCGCGAGGCTGAGTACTCGGCGCAGTTCCGCGAGATCACCAATCTTAATCCGACGCAGGTTGCGAAGATCGTCCCGTGGCTACAGCAGCAGGGCGTCGAGATCGAGAACCTGCAAGCCGACACGATCGAGGAATTGCTGGAGGAAGGCGATCTCCCGCAAGGGCCGGCACGCCGCGCACTGGAACTGCGCCGGGGTGTGGCCAAGGCCAGCACGAAGAAGCTTGACGCCATGTCGCGCCAGCGCGCGAGCGACGGCAGGGCCAAGTTCCAGAGCCGCTACCACGGCGCGCTCACCGGCCGGTGGACCGGCACGGGCTTTCAACCGCTCAACCTCAAGAAAGGATTCGAGGATGTCGATCCTGCTCAGCTCGTTCGCGACATTAGCTACCGTAATCCCAAGTGGCTCGATGCCGTTTATGGAGACGCTACTTCCGCTGTTGCCAACGCAAGCCGGCACTGGATACAAGCCCAAGACGGCAGCCGAATTATGGCGGGCGACTTCGCGTCGATCGAGGCGGTAGTTCTTGCCTGCCTCGCCGGGGAGACGTGGAAAGTAGAGGCGTTCCAGCAAGGCAAGCCCATTTACGAAACGATGGGCGCGAAGATTCACAAGCTGCCGCCGGACGCATTCGAGCTGGCCGAGCGCGACAAGGAGGCGTTCAAGAAGCTGTACCCGAGCGAGCGCCAGGACGGTAAGATGGGAGAGCTGGCGTTCGGCTATCAGGGCGCGCTCAACGCCTGGCTCAAGTTCGACAGCAGCGGCCGGCACAGCGACGAAAAGATCATCGAGATTTGCCGCGGCTGGCGTGCCGAGCACCCGGCGATCGTGCAGTTCTGGCGCGAGATGGAGTCAGCGGCGCTCGAAGCCGTGCTCTATCGCGGGCGAGAGACTGGCTACGGCGAGATCGGTTTTCAAGTCGTGGACGAATGGCTGTCCATGATCCTGCCGAACGGCAAGCGCATCTGGTACTTCGATCCCCAGATCAGGCAGCAGATGCCGCACTGGCACAAAACCGAGGAAAACGAAGAATGCGCCGCCGGCACGTGCGACTGCCGCCCCAGGCCGGCGCTCACTTACATGGCTTGGAAAAACAAGCAGTGGCGCCGTGTCAGCACTTACGGCGGCAAGGTGACGGAGAACGCTGTGCAGGCCACCAGCCGGGAAATCCTCGTGTGCAGCATGCAGGCGCTCGATGAGGCGTGGTCGCCGACGCTCTTTCAGCAAGGCTATCTCGAAGAAGACGAGAGCTGCATTACGCTCTCTATCTACGACGAAATCATGGCAGAGGTACCGTCCGATTTCAGGTCTATCGATGAGTTTAGAACGATTCTAGTTGACCCGCCGAAGCGCTGGTGGCCGAGCTGGTGGCCAATCCGCATGGAAGCCTGGGAAGGCTCTCGATACAAAAAATAAGTCAAGCGAAAAATTCGCCTGTGAGCCCGCTTCTGCGGGCTTTTTTATGCCTTATATGCTTGACCGACGTGTATTATACGCGGTATAACAGGTCGTCGCCTTGGATTGGCGATTGATACCTTCCTGTCTCACTCGGGCCGGCTTCGGCTGGCCCCCTTTTCTAGGGGTCACCGAGGGCCAATGAGCGACGACTACGACGACGACGATGCAGGTCTAGGACAGCTCGGCTCGATCTACAACTTGAGCAACGACAAGAAGCGCCCGCCTCGTGGTCTGAGGGTCAACATGGGGTTTCATCCGCCAGAGAAAGCCTGGCTCAAGCCCGAGCGCGTGCGCAAGCCCCGCGCCACCAAGAGGACGAAACGGAAATGAGCACACCAGCTATCCGAAACCTCGCACAGCAAGTCCAGAAACTGACGTACGACGAGATGATGGAAGTCGCTGAGTGGTTTTCGCACTGGACACAGCCCATGACAGACGACGGGGAAGTGTACGGCACGCGCAGGATTTCAGCAGACGAGATGGCTTGCAATCTGTCGGATTGGGCCACCAGTAACTTGGACGAATAATGGGCGCCCACAGCAACCGCAAAGGTAAGAAGGGCGAGCTGGAGGTTGCGCACTTCATGCGCACGTACGGCTTCGCTGCGCGGCGCGGGCAGCAGTTCAGCGGCAGCCCTGACTCGCCGGATGTCGTCCACGACGCTTTCGGGTGGCATATCGAAGTGAAGCGTACGGCGCGGCAGTGCAACCTTCAAGACGCTCTCGACCAAGCGCACGAGGACAAGAACATCGGCGACAAGCCCGTGGTGTTCCACCGCTGCGACCGCGGGCTATGGCTCGCGACGCTCAAGCTCGAAGACTTTCTCCGACTCATCAGCAGGAATTTCCAGAATGGCGATTGTTCTCCATCTCCCGAAACCGAAGTTGCGCCAGCCGACGTGCGCTCACTGCAAGAAGCGTCGAGCTGGCCGTCACGGGAGTAACGAGTTTGGCTTTTGCAGCTACGGCCACGCGGCGGAATGGTACGTCGAAAACGACCCGGCCAAGGTGGCGAAGGGCCTTATCAATCAGCGAGGAATGAACGGATGATTGAGTTTCTGAGCGGTTTCGTTATTGGCGTCGCATGCGTTCTCGCGCTCGCTTGGTATCTCAAAAAGCACCCGCCGGATTTCTCGGAGTGGTGAGCCAATGACCCTCAGCTTTCTCGATTTCTTCTGCCTAATGATTGGCGTCGGCGGCGCTTGCGCGCTCGTGATGGCGGTCATCGTATACAGGGAGCGCCGCTGATGACTGAGCGCGTGATGATGCCGTTCTTTACGTATTTCGGCGGGAAGTGGCGCGCAGCTCCAAAGTACCCCAAGCCGGTATTCCAAATTGTAATTGAGCCGTTTGCGGGAGCCGCAGGGTATTCTGTTAGGCACTTTGAAAGACAAATTATTTTAGTGGAGAAAGACCCGATCGTAGCTGGCGTCTGGAAATACTTAATTGGCACCAGCAAAAACGAAATTGAATCATTACCCTTAATTTCCGGGGATCAAACAGTTGACGACTTAGACATATGCGACCCCGCGAAACATCTTATCGGTTTTTGGCTAAACAAAGGAACTTCTGCTCCCTGTAAGCGACCAAGCGCATGGATGCGGGAAGGGCTGCGGCCGAAATCTTTTTGGGGAAAAGAAATCCGTAGCCGTGTCGCGAGCCAAGTAGACTCTATTTCGCACTGGTCCGTAGTTGAGGGTGATTTCTCATCCTCCCCTGATATCTCGGCAACTTGGTTTATTGACCCACCTTATGTTCCCGCAGGGGAGTCCTATAGGCACCCGTCAAAAAATATCGAGTTCTCGGATTTATCGAGCTGGTGCAAGTCGAGAGTCGGCCAAGTTATCGTATGCGAAAACGAAGGCGCTCACTGGCTGCCGTTCT